CCACCTATACCAGTAAGGAACATCTTACCGATACTACCCATGATCGACGACAGCAACCCACCACCATTTGTATGCTCAGGATCACGCACGCCGTGTGTGTCGAGCTGATCGGGAATCGGTGTAGGTGCGGTCGTGGTATCAGTGTCACCCATGTTATCCAGTTTACCATCACGGCGCGACTTCTCAGCAGCTTCCTCGTTGGCAATACGGGTTTTCTCGGCTTCCTCAGACTGTTGCATTGAAAGTTCTTTGATAGCCTCTTCAATGCGACTGACAGGTTCATCGCTCCAGATATCAACCAGCATCTTAATTTCACGGTCGATACTTTCAAGAATTTCTCTTTGAATGGTGTACTGGTTACTACCTTTGCGTTTCTTGTCAGCTTTGTCCTTTTTCTTCTGACCGTCTTCGGTTGACTTAGCAGTCTCTTCAGCCAGTTGCTCAGCCTGTTCAGCAGCTTTGAACTGTTCATCCAAGAACGCTTTTTGATCGCGAAGCAATGCAATCTTCTTAGCGGCCTCAAGCTTTGCGCGCCGACTTGCTTCAGCAGATGAGCGCGACATATCCCGAACCATCTTGACGCCATAGCCCATCAGAGGGTTCGCAGTCATCAGGGCAGAGATCAGGGTGTCCGACGATGGGATCGACTTACGTAGGGACTCAGCGGTCTTCTCATAGACCTGCATCCCTTTAGAGCCTTCTTGCTCGGCTTTGCTCAGGGCATCAATCACGCTGCTGTAAACGACGGTCATTTTACCCGTCTTGTCACCTGCGTTGATTTGCCCGGCCACAAGGTCACGACGAATCTGTTTCAGTTCGGCCATTGACTTGCGTTGAAAACCTTTGTCACCACCATGTTGCAGGTGAATGGACTCCTTGATGAGATCCTCAAGGATGTTTGCCACTTTGGTAGGATCAGTTTCATTGCGTAGTGCGTTACTGCGCCGCATCGAGCGCAGGTCTAGTAGAATATCTTTAAACGACATGATAAACGGTTCCTGTTTATGGCGTGTATAGAACTATTTACTAGACCTACGGACGACGGGTTATTTGGCGTTTTTGTACTGTTCCATTTTTTGATTCATGAGCATCATGTAAATCTCGCGTTCCCAAGGTAACATCCCGTCGAGATCGGACAACCTGAAGTGGTTTTCGAAACCAATATCTCGATGGAATAGTACATGAAAGTTATTTGTGTAATACGACTCCAAACTTTCATGCGTCATCGTTAGATAAAAAAATCGTTGAGCCCTTTGAATGTCACGGTTTCTGTCTTACCGTCACCGACATCAAGTTCGATGGTGTGTTGGAGAGAAGGCATTGTGTCAAAGAACTTTTTGATCTTCAGCAGACCTGCGGTATCGATGTCGTCATAGAACGCTACAAGCTCTTCACGCGTGACCGAGTTACGGTCATGAATTTCACTTTCATCGAAAATGGTGTCGATGCATTCAAGTGGCAAGTCATCTTCGCTGGCGATGTCTTTGAGCATCTTGAAGGTCGGGTAACGCATGGTCATACCGATCTTGTCGCTGACCATAATGACTTTGGTATGCTCAGGATCGACCTTAACTTTGATGTCGTCAACGTTAATCGCAGCCTTGATGAATCGACTTTGTGGACGGTCTTCAGCATCACGGAAGTCATAGCGGTATTGAACGTTGATCACTTCACCCACAGACTTGGCACGAATGCGCAGGAACAAGTCTTCAATGTCGAATGTCGACAGAGACGAACCATCAATCTTACCCAGGGTGCAGTTACCTACAATCTGCTCAATAGCATTGACCACTGCCTCTTTCTCATCAGCGGTACCCTTGGCGTCTTTAGCCAACAGCAAGGTCTTTTGCTCTTGGTTAGTGAATGGGCGAAACTTGATTTGCTTACCCAAGCCTACCAAAGTGTGAGAGTACAGCGTGTGTTGGATCTTAGGAAGTGCCATAGTGTGTCTTCACCTAGTTTGGTTTAAATTTCTGCACTGCACCTTCAACGAAATCAAACAACTTGCCTGCATCGGCTTGGGTGATTTTATCGTTGACATCAAGTGAGGCTTTGATTGAGTTCATCAGACCAACAGATTTGTTAATCGATTCACCAGTTGTATTTTTGACGATGTCGTCTACCTGCTTATATATGTTCAATGCTTCGCCTTGCAGATCGAGGCCGGTTGTATTCTTCACATATTCAAGACCACGCTGTACCACAGGGTTCGACAAGATCGGCGCAAGGTACGGACCTAGTGGTGTATCAAGTAGACTGTCCATGCTGTTCTCAGGGTCTGCTGAGAGATCAAGGTTAATCCAACGACGATAGGCAAACTGAACCATCAATTCGTGCACGTTGTTATGCTCACTGTTCGACAATGTCAGTGGGTTCATCATGACTGGGAATGCGTCAATCAGCGCGATTGCATGGACAATCTTGTCGTTCTGATCAAGCTGGAACACGTTGATCGTTACCGCATAGTCGGTCAGATAACTAACTTCATGCGTTTCAGGATCAACGACCATATTCATCCACTGATCGATGATGGTCTTTTCATACATGTCCTGTGACACATGAAAGGTGAACTGCTGGTTGCCGTACATCAATGACTGACCAATCTTGTGTACGTCACCGTTATACTTGGTCTCGGACGTGTTGATCGTCTTGCCAGGAAGTTCAGTCTGTGAACACATCAAATCAAGACCACGGGTGTATTCAGCAGAACCACCACCAGTGAAGATACGAATCACTTTGACTGCTTCACCAAACAACGCTTTGAGTTTGGAGACAGGTGGTTTAGGCCCTACGAACTCATCACTCGATTCATCACCAATAGCATCATTGCGCATCATAGGTGTAGGAATGAGTACCTGGAATCGGTTAGTACGCGCCAGGCCATTTTGCAAGATGTTCGCTGTATGTTCTTTGAAAGAAGCCATAACGTGGTTTTGTCCTATAAATACTAGAGAATATACACATCTGTTATTTAGCTAGGACTCCATAATTTATGGCCGCGCAACCAAAAGACGAACCAGTCAAGAACTCGACAGGCACGGACCTTGAGATCCTAAAAAACCTTGAGAAAGCGTTTTACCGTAATAACCCGAATTCAATGAAGCGCAACATCGCCGCATCGCTTGACTGGTTCCGCAACTATGTTGGTAAGTCTTACAACAAGCTCGGTACAGGCGCGATGTTTCGAGATCGCAGTTTGTGGGCTAAGAAGCTGACGCCTGGTCGTATGTACTTCTTTGAATACGATGCCAAGCACAAGGCGACTCTGCCTATCTGGGACCGTTACCCAATGATGTTCCCTATAAGCTCATACAAAGCGAAAGACGGGATGGAGATTGTCATTGGACTGAACATGCACTATCTCTCGCCAAAGATGCGGATGATCGCGTTTGCCGCCCTGTTGAAGCTGCGCACCGAGAGTCGTTATCGCAAACACACAAAGTTGGCTCTTGAATGGGAACTGCTGAAGAACCTAAGTGAAGTCGACATGTTCAAGCATTGCATCCACTCATACCGTATGGACCACGTCAAATCAGTGTTCGTCGAAGTACCTTCGCAGTCTTGGGAGATGGCTTTGTTCTTACCACTGGCACGATTCCAGAAAGGTTCAAATGCCGATGCTTACAAGCTCAAGAAGTAAATCGATGTAATACCACCAAGGAGATGTCTATGAGCAAGTTCGTAACAACTTTAAAGACTGATCAAATTGACCGGACCATTCGTCAGCTCACCGCTGATTTGGTCTATGACGACGATGTTGAAGGGATGATTGTAGTTCCTAAAGACTTCGTCACAGACTTCGCCAGTATCGGTGGTCTACATAACGTCGTACTCTTCCCACTCTTCGCGTTGTTTGCCGGTTACGGCAACTATGCAAGTACTGTTCATGACTACCTATACCGCAACGGTAAGCTGACACGCGCACGCGCTGACGCTGTGTTCTACCGTGCCCTACGTGCTGAAGGCATTGCTAATTGGCGTGCTTGTGGTTTCTGGGTTGGCGTTCGTATCGGTGGTGCCTCAAGCTATAAGGATTAACAATGCCTATCACCAAAGAACAACTTGTTGCAATTCTACCAAAGTCTGGCAAGATGGCTGACGCTATGCTGCCTGGTCTGAATGAAGCAATGGACAAGTACCAGATCATCACGCGCTTGCGCAGGGCTGCATTCATTGCGCAAGTCGGTCATGAGTCGGGCCAGTTTGTCTGGCTGAAAGAACTCGGTAACAACGCCTATCTGGCGAAGTACGACACAGGCACGCTTGCTGCGCGTTTAGGTAATACACCTGAAGCTGATGGGGATGGTCAGAAGTATCGTGGTCGTGGTCTGATTCAGATCACTGGTCATGACAACTATCTGGCGTGCAGCAAGGGGTTGTTTGGTGATGATCGGTTGTTGAAGACACCTGAACTTTTGGAACAGCCAAAATATGCTGCTTTGTCTGCTGCATGGTTCTGGGATTCACGCAAGTTGAATGATCTTGCTGATATCTCGGCGTTCGAGACAATCACCAGACGGATCAACGGTGGCGTCAATGGACTCGCTGAACGAGTCGAGTTCTACAACAAGGCATTGAAAGTGCTGAAATAACAAAAGGGCCGATTAAGGCCCTTTGTTTTGTCTGGTGATTAACCTTTCAACCAGACCGCTTGTGCTTCAGTTGCATCGAGCATTTTGAGAACAACATTCTGACCTGCAACCTGTTGACGAACGACCTCACTGCGGGCGTATTCGTAACCCAACGAAGACCAAGTAGCACGACGAAATGGAGAGCCGCCTTTGTCACTTTCACCAGCAGTCACGGTAGCCACCTTTTTGTTGTAGCCGTCCATGAACTTTTTGAGTTGAGCTGTGTTGAGTGCTTGCTTGTTCATGATGTCGTCCTTCTTCACGTTGTTTGTTTCGATGAGTTGATTATGGACGTTACCTACCATCATGTCAAGCGTTTTGTTTGGATTAATTGGTAAACGTCCTCCAGTGGCATTTCGTCAAGATCATCACTCTGAAAACCTCGACCTACCAGCTTGACCAGTTGCGCCCCTGCTGCATCGTTGTCACCGATCGCAATGACATTGTGACTATGACTCAACAGCCAAAGCAATGACTGCATCTTCACAGGGTTCGCTGTCAAGACAGCAAGCGCGTTCAGGCCCACGCTGTGTAGTGTCGCCGCTTTGAAGATCCCTTCGACAACGTAGATATCTGCTTTGCTGCTGTCGTAGCTCTCAAGGCCCCACAGGGCGCTGGTATCTCTTGGTGCGTATGTGAAGTAGCGCGATTCACGAGGATCGTTATGGCGCTTCTCTTTGATGTCTGGTCGATACTGTTGAAAGCCGACGTATTGACCTGACAGGTTGTGAAGTAGCACGGTCAGAATACGTTGGTCATGATCGATGTGCTGGTGCACGTAACGCGACGGGTCGTAATGTCTACTCAGAAGGTGTTTGATCATATTGATTCCTCACTTATATGGAAAAGGACCCTTTCGGGTCCTTGTCAACTACTCACATGTTGCTTAGGCTTGTTCGGCCATACGCTTGAACATGTCCAGAACGCTTTCGCCTTCTACTGCATCAGACGATGCGGTTTGCTCGGATGCTTCGTCAACAGACTTGCCCGCTGCATCATCACCGTTGTCAACGTTGGTGTCCAGGTCAGCTTGCTTTTCCAGACGCGCTGCAACCGATTCAGCAGGGTCACCCGATTCCAGTTTGTTGTGCGCTTCGCCAGTCACTTTCTTGAAGCGAACAGCCAGTTCTTCGAAAGTCTTGACTTTCAGGAACTCAGACAGGTCGTAGGTCTTACCGAACAGCTCTTCTTTCTTGGCGTCGTCACCTTCAAACAGTTCGGACACGCGGTCAAATTCGCTGTTTTCGTAGTTAGGAACTACAGTCTTGCCGCCGTTGCGCTGATCAGGAATCTCTTTACCGACGATCTTGATCTTGAAGTCTGCACCGCTCCACATGTCGAACGGATCCATCGGCTGATCATCTTCGAACTCAGGTTTTGCAGCACCTTCAATTTTCTTGAAGATCTGGCCACCGAATTCATAGATCGCGTTCTTGCCATTCCAGTCAGGAGTGACAGTGTCTTTGATCACGTAGATGTTGGAGAAGTACTTGGTGTTGCGCTTGCGGGACCGAGCGATGTTTTTAAACGACTCGTTACCTTCGTTCTCGCCTTTCTTCCAGTACAGGGTGTTAGCGATACCGACCGGATCTTCTTCACCGATAGTCGAACGACTGTTCTCGATGTACCAGCCATCCTTGCCTTTGAATGCGTGACTGAACACACGAACAAAATGCTCGCCTTCTTTTGCAGGAAGGAAACGAATGACGGCGTAGCCCTTGCCTTCTTTCTTATCGAAACCAGGCTTGTACAGACGCTCATCTTTCTGGGTGCTAGAACCCTTGTTCAGAGTTTCCAGCTTCTCGGTCAGTTTGGACAGAGTGGAACCGCGATTGCTGCGAAGTTTTGCGAAGTCGACCATTTTTGAATCACCTTTAAGAAGTTTTGTTACTTGATTTAGTTACTGTTTTTGAATGCTTCTACTGTAGCGTCTTTAAGCTGTCTCAGAAGTGGACCGCTAATATAAAGTTGCATGAACTTCATGTCAAACTCTAATTTAACTTTCCATGCCTCAAATACAAACGGCTCATTAGACACTACCGTATTTAGTAGCTCAGGAACGACGAGACATAATACAACTGCTTGGTCGTGTGTCATATGCTTCTCAGCGTACAACTGATAGAACTTAGGTAGCATCTCACTACAGGCAAAGAGTTCAAAGAAGCTGAGAAGGATATGCTCCTTCATCAATCCTTCAATCCATGCCTTATGTCGCGAAACAAGACCAAAGCCGAACTCTTTCTCGAACCGACTGTGACAACCATGCATCATACCGATCGCATCAGGCTTCACATAACCAGACTTGAACGCAGGGTAGAAAAACTTGATCTGGTCAAGCTTAGTCGGATGATCGCGCTCAATCTTTGCATACTGGTACACGAGACGCTTCTTGGTAGCAAATGTCTCAGGCTTACACTTACCGCTGAAGTTGTATTTCCATCCATCGAGGTTGCCACGGAAGTGCAGACCCATACCGAGAAAGGTCTTGTACGCTTCAAGACCATTCATAGGTGCAACTCATGGTTGGGATAACCAGCGATTACCTTTTTAACATCATAGGCCGGCATGTAGTTTTGAATAGTGTTGCCGTAGACAACCCCGATGTGGACGTTTGACTCAACATACAATCGAGTTCCATCTGGAAAGATATGACCAGAGGCAATGAATTTGCGAGCGGCCTCTTTAGCCTCTTCGACTGAGTCATGACCACTGATCGTCCAACGACGTTTGCCGTAGGATCTCATCAACCAATGTTCTTTCATTGCACGATATACTCCTCATCAATATCGAACTTGCTGTGATAGGTGCTGTAGTCAAAGATGATCGACTCTGGTGTATCGTCAACCCAGATGTCAACTTTGATCCCACGCATCAACATGAACTGTCGCTTTGACTGTTGACCAGTGAAGTACACCTTATACCCAGCCTTAACTAGGAAGTCGAGGTCTTCAGGGCAGCAATCAGGTTGGCGGTAGGTAACGATAATGACACGATAGCCAGTCAACTCGAATGCCTTGAGGATCTTCAACCAGGCATTGTCATGATGGCTTATCGTGTCGTCGTAATCGACCGCGACAACCTTTTGATAAAAGTCGTCGACTGATCCGTACATGTTACATCAACCTCACACCTGGCGTGTCTTTCAGCAAGCCCGCTGCCGACGCTTCGTTCTCGATACAACCGATGATTTTGCTGTTGAGCATCTTCGCGATCTCAGGCATCTCATGGTCAGTTTCATTCGTGTAAAACCACACGATTGTTTCGGTGTAGGTATCGAATGCCTTTTCCTCTTTCAAGCCTTCGATATAAAGGCTGAACTCGTTTGCGTCTTTGTACATTTGGTGCTCCGGTTATGCCGATCTCGGCGTAAAGTCAAAGACTGGAGCTGGTGCGGGCTTCTTGCCGCATTCGATCACAGCGAAACAGCGGTCAAGCGTTTTAAGGCCTTCTGCATAGTGGTTCTTTACAGTTGCAACTGCCTCGCGGAAGTTGGTTGTGTCTACATCGATAGCATGGTGCGCAGGGTCACCTTTTACATTGAATGCAACGAGCATGTTAGGCCGCCTCAGTTTCAATTGCAAGCTGTTCATCTTCAACGCACTCTTCGAAGGTGTAAATGCCTTGAGGAGAGTATGCGCCGTAGTTGTCGTCGCCTGCATCGTCAATGAAGACTTTGCGAGTCGGGCGTTCAAACACTTCGTACACACGGCCGAAGGTTACATCTTTGTGGTGCTGCTCATGGTTAGGATCTTTCAACCCTGTAATACGAATCTTCATACTCAACTCCTATAGAAAATGTGATTGCCCAATGCCAAAGCAGGTTGTAACTGATGTCGCCAGATCGGTTTCACTTGCTTCGTATGAAAGAACTCACCACCCTTTGTTGGGTCGGCTGCTTCATAGAAGTAGGTGTTATATGCCACATCTAACGCTTTCTGCCATGAGCGATCATCGTTACCGATGGCCGTTCGACGACCTTTAGCATTGATTTGGCACATATAGCTGAACTGACAGATACCTCGACGTTTCTGATTGACAACGCCGTGAACATCATCGGCATATTTACCTGAATCTCTCCGATTGATGATCGTGTAGGCTATTGCGTACTGGCCTTTTACTGGCTCACCGCGACCTTCAAAGAAGACAGCTTCAGCTAGCTTGCGACACTGGACGTTAGCATAACACACTTCAGGCTTTGTTACACTGGATTGTTTCAGATCAACTTTAAGTTCAACGGGGACGGTGTTTGGTGTGAGGGATAATGCTTCACTTTGCGATGGTACTATGTTAGCACCAAACACCAGTAACGCCCACACGGCCAGCACCTTCAATTGAGTGCTCATTATTGTTTCTCTTTACACTTGAACCACCTAGACTAGATGACTGCATGATGAATGTCAAGCCTTAACCAACAGGCTCTCGATGAATGGTAATAGACGGTCCTTGTCGAAGAACACGCTTTGCTTGATGTCGACATAACCATAATAGGCCGCAATCAATAGGTCAAACTCATAAGCAAGCTGCTCATTGAACTTGACCTTGAAACGCGACGAAGACATCTCAGTGAAGTTACCGAACAACAAGACACCATGAGTGGGTGCTGGTAGCTTCGGGAACATTTCTTTGAAGGCAGTCGCATAACCAAAGAGTTGGAATATGTATGTGACAAGTTTCTTCTGTGCATAGTTCTTCGCCAGATTGACCGCCCGTCGTGAGTTCTTATGGTCCACGATACACAAGTCAGACCCTTCGAATGCTATGCAGTCAACACGCCCTGCATAACGCTTCTGACGGGAGTACAGGGGCGCCTCGATAGCAATAATCGGGCCTAGCATGTTGAGGTTCTTGCGTGAGCGATTGAACAGCAGTGAACCAGGGCCTTGCACGTCTTTACGCTCAAGGGTGTTCATGAGGTAGCGTTCAGACAGGTCATGCAGGTTGTTACCGCGTGCGACTGCATCTTTGACGATCTTGTCGGCTTCCTCTTCACCTACACGTTCACGCCACTCATCGATACCACCATCATCAAGTAGACCAAGAATCGAGGTCATTGATGGTAACTTGGTGTTTTCGTCGATGATGTAATAACGCGTTTCACCTTCTTCGGTCTTGAGGTCTTCAAGTGGTAGTTTGACCCACTCGAATTTCTTCCAGTCATTCAGCATAATGTACCTTAAAGTAAAAACCCTGATTGCTCAGGGTTTGTTGTAGTTAGATGTCAGGCCTTTCGTCAGAAACCTTCATATTCTTCACGCATATTATGCAACCTCGTTTTCGATGAGTTCAAGCATGTCAGCACACAAACCAGAGCGGATGCAATCTTCTCGGGTGTAGCGAACGATTTCAATAGCCTTGTTGCGCTTCGTGATTTGACGCACAAGCCACGACAGACCAGTTTCCTTAGAGCCCAGGTCAGTTTGATTGACGTCACCGCTGATGAAGATCTTCGAATTAGTACCTGCACGAGTCAGGAACATTTTCATCTCAGCAACAGAAGTGTTCTGCGCTTCGTCGAGCAACATCACCGCATCATCAAAAGTCGCACCACGCATGTAAGCGAGTGGCTTGGCAAGTATACGCGACTTGTAGTCACATTTAAACTTGTTTGAGCCAAGACGATCAATCAGTCCAGCCTTGAATGGTTCAAGGTAAGGAGCGAACTTGTCGTCAATATCACCAGGCAAGTAACCGAGTTTCGGTCCAACCTCAACTGGTGGACGGGACATGATGATGCGCTTGACCATCCCATTCTTATACAGCTCAGCAGCAACAGCCGCTGACAGATAAGTCTTACCAGTACCAGCCGAGCCGATGGAGATCACAATGTCGTCATGCAGCAGGGCTGCGATGTGAATTGCTTGACCATCAGTCAGTGGTTCGAGTTTCTTTGTAGCAGCAGGCTTATATTCATACTCAAGTGATTCACCAGTAGTAGTGCTGTCGTTTGCAGAAGGTTTCCCACGCTGTGGCGCTGGGTTCTTGCTTGCGCGTTCTGAATCACGACGTTCTTTACGGGTTTCGCGTTTGAAGCGTGCGTTACTTGACATGGCGTACACCTTATTTTATCCAACTGCGATAGTTTTGGGCTTCTTTGATTTACTTAGACTACAAAAAAGGCCCTAGCCGAGAATTCAGCTAGAGCCTAAAGTTTTCTTATTCGTCGCATCCGATGTCAGTCATGACATGATCCTTATCTTGTTTTAGTGTGTAAACCTATTTATTACCGAATGATGTTACTGAGGTTATCCTGGTACTTCGGTGGCAACTTCTTTTTGATCTCTTTCATGCGATCATTGAAGCTGTCAGTGGTCTTTACACTGGCCGTCTTGTAAGTGTAACCGATGCAGGCAGAGGTGATTGCCTGCATCACTTGCATTGCACCACACTCAGGGCACGGCTCGGATTCAGGCTTCTTGCGGTTGGCAATCGAGTAGACGCCTTCCCAACGATGTTCGCACGCCTTACAATGATAGTCATACAGCGCCATTAACTAACCCCTGCGAACTTTTCCAGCAACCACAACACGCTGGTAGCGGGGCCGATGAACGGGATGAAGAATGCGCCCAGTGTGTCCCAGAAGCCTTTTGCGACAATCACACCCATACCCCACAGGATACCGAAGATCAGACCGAACGGGATGTTGATGATGTTGTAGCGTTTGATGACCTTCTTGACGTCCGATTTGGACTTTTCTTCCAAGAATTGTTCTACCTTACCTAATGTTTCACTCATTTGCCAATGGCCTCTAGGGTGTCTACGAATGCGTTCATTTGTTCAACAATACGTTCATATGTATCTGCCACGGTTTTGTCTGTACGGACTTCAATGTTGCGTGGCAGGAACAGTGCGAAGGTTTCGCTGTTGCGATCTTTCACGATATCGTTGGCCCGAACAGTGATGATCATACCAACAGTACTTTCATTCCACAGTGCATCACGGTCTTTGTCACTGAAGCCCGTACCAACGCCAGTGATCAGCATACGTTCAGCCGATGCACACACGGCAGCGCCGAGTCGTCCAGCATTCTTACCTGTGCCTTCTTCAAGCCGGATGATCTCAAGGTCACACTCGAATTCAATCTTACACTTAACTTGGTCGGGTGAAGTGTGATCGGCCCATATACCGTGCTGGTTCTTGACGACTGTACCTTCTTCACCCTTCTCGACTTCCTCTTTGAAGTGGTCGATGATCTCTTGCACGCTGTTGACGACTTTCGTACTGACAAGACGCAGATGATCAGCTTTGCCAGCGATTGCAGTTTTCAGGGTGTTCAAGCGCGTTGCGTAGGGGATCTTGCAGATGCGCGCTTCATAGTCAGCAAGTGGCACGATATCCCACAGCACGAAGACGATGCGGCTGGTATCAACTTCATCGGCGTTCAGACGACCATTACCGTCTTTACGCGACATGATCTTACCATTCTCATCCAGGTACAGAGCTTCACCCATGTACACGAAGCCAGGGATGAACATACCGTCAGTTTCTTGGTTGTTGAACGGCTTGACTTCACATGTACGCGAACGATAGACCACAGTTGTAGGGTTTGCGATGATGTCGACATACATACCGTCAGATTTGGTCTGACTGAATGCTGGTAGCTTGAGCTTCGACAGGTTCTTCTTGCTGAACGAAGAGCAACGCTGATACGGGGCGGTGTAGATCAGATCCGGCCAGACCTTGTTCATCGTTGAGTCAGTCACACCACAACGCAGGTCTTTCTTGACGATACGGAACAAGACCTCACCGTCATCTGCGCTGAGAGAGCCTTCGAGACGTGTCATATACTCGATTGCCTTCTTACCAGTCAGACTGCGCGACGACAACACCTTCAGGCCATCGATTGCGGCTTCAAGCGTATTCAGCCCAGTGTAGACGGTCGGGCGCGGGTACTTGACGATGTTGTATGTGATGCCAGGGCTGTAGGTAGCGATCCCGATCTTTTTGAACAGCTCGGCTTCGTCATGCGACAGATTGGTAAGGATCGACTCCTTCAACGTGCGCTTGCTTGTCGCTTCGAGGGCGTTCAGTACTTTTAACATTGTGGATAATCCTAGTTCAGGGTTTAGTAAGACAAGTATACATAGATTCCGTTGGAACGCAATGGTTGCTTATAAATAGCTTCATATAGAACACACATCACACAAAGGTTATCGTGTATGTCAAAGATTCGAGTAGACACAGTTGCAACACTAGACGAAAGCACCAGTGTCCCCACTGCTACGCTGACGGGCCTGCCTGCGCGTATGACAGCGGCTGAAACAAACAA